TCTTTCATAGCATGTTTCATCCCACAAGCATTGAGGCAATTTGTTGTACAGCCAAATAGATGGTATTCCCCACTCCCACATTCTGTGTCCAGAGACTCCGTTAGAAATCTTGACACCCACTCTTCGTTGACTTCCCCAGAACCCTTTGAACTCATGTCTTTCGTCGTCGAGCTTGTCGAAGTCGTCGAGAATCGCGTACTTTGCATCCTTGACTCTAGCTGCTGTGAATCTATTGACCCAATAGTGATGTCTTCCAAGTGATTCTGCCCAAGATGTTTTTCCCAGTCCTGGTCCTCCAACTACAATGAGGCATTTAGGTCTAGCTTCTCCTCCGTTCAACTCATTGTTTACCCAGTCTTGCATTGATTGCGGCACGTTTAGGAAGGTGTCGTTAGCGAAAGCTGGCTCCTCCGGTTCCTCCCACTTCCCCCATCTTTTAATTGCAAATGATTCAAGTCGGTCGTGATTGAGAACAAAGTTCTTTGTATCGCGCTCCTCAATGAGTTCCATAAAGTGACGTGCATCTCTTGCTTCGCTGAGGACGTCCCCGTACAAATTGCTTCTAGCGTTGGCGATAGTTGCGATAGGATCTCCGAGAGTAACTCCATCTTTTCCGATATAGGTATTGGAAGCTGGGATATCTCTGCATGCTTGGATGTTGGGATGATAGATGACTCCCTCGTGCTCGATGTCGAAGTATCGTTCATTGCGGCAGTTGAATTTGTTTTCAAAGGCGACGATTGCGTGATGGTGGAACTCCCCGTTTTCGTGCGCTTCGCGACAGGAATAGACATTCACTGGTTGACGGATGTCAGAGAGGTGTTGATGAACGAGGCCGTGAGGGAGATTTGTTGAATTAGGATAGGTGATAAAGAAGTTCTTCGCATCGATACGGAATACCATTTCGTTGTCGTTAGCGCCGGTAGCGATTGCACCAAAAGCGAAGCTTTTCGGTCAGCGTTTCGCGTAACCCACCCCCGGAAAAGAGTCTCTTTTCCATACGCGTCAATAGAGAAACAGAATAACTCTCAGAGTAAAATTTACTCTGGATGCATTACGAACACTTGGGACCGGTCTCGATCCCAGGCTGGCGCCATCAAAACGGGGTTTAATATTACCCCCGTTTTGGCGCCTAGCGACATTCTCTATATATAGTGGATTTCCTGGCGCCAGTGTTTTTCATGCTTTGGAGAGACATAGTCACTCAACTTATAAGTATCAATGAAGCGCTCCGGACCGGCAACAAGATACAAGAGAAGCAATTGGCCCAAGTACAGCGCGGCTGCCAATGTGATCGGAGCAGCTTACAAGGCGTACCGCGGCCGTGGACGCACGCAGACAGCCACCAAGCGCAAGCAACAAAGTGGAATGAACGGCATAACGACTTTTCAGAAAGACGTGAAGCAAGTTTACCGCTACAAGCGCGCACCAAACAGGTTACGGAAGAAGTGGGGACGCTCGCGCCGCACGTTTACGTCGAACCTTCTCAAGTCCGAGGGGAGCCGGAAGTTCCACTATCACGGCTCCGCCACATGGACCACTACCGCAGGTAATCAGGCGTTCTTCGGCTGGTCCACCTATGGTATCAACGGTACCGGAGGCTACGACGGCACCGGCGATCTAGGTGATCTATACACCCGTATGGATATTGAATTGCGTCAGCAAGGAACCCTTTCAGATCAAAACAACAGAGGCGAACAGGCACGCAAGTGGTATTTCGACCATATGAGGGCACGCTGTGTTCTCACTAATACCGGAACATCTCCGATTTTCTGGGAGATATACGAGTGCGTAGCACGCAAGGATATTGAGCTCATTCCCGAAGGGACAAGTATAGCTACTTTCCAGGCTTATTCAGAGCAGCTCAATAAGAATGGCATGCTTAACAATTTAGCCGGCGGACCAGGCACAGCCGATTCCGCTAAGCAAATTTCACCCGCAGTTATCCCTACCAATCAAGTCGCAGGCTTAACACCATTTCAGTTTAGGCACTTTTGCCAGGCCTTTAAAATTTTAAAGGTAACTAGGCTACAGGCTGCCCCAGGGCATACCGTTTCTTTCGACGCTAGTAACCCTAGAAACTACACTTGCGTTTGGGATTCAATGGAAGACCTATTAGCTAAGCGAGGTATGACCAAGTTCTACATGGTTAGGCAATGGGGGGCGGTGACAGCGGAAGCGCCCAACAACTCCGCATCTTCAGCACAGTTTGAGATAGAGAGAGATTACAATGTCAAGGTTTTAGATAGCCATTTACCACAACTCAATTACTTTACATATACTGGTTAGAATAAAGATCTATTAATATTCACCAATACACTTCTTTGTCTTTCATAGCATGTTTCATCCCACAAGCATTGAGGCAATTTGTTGTACAGCCAAATAGATGGTATTCCCCACTCCCACATTCTGTGTCCAGAGACTCCGTTAGAAATCTTGACACCCACT